ATAGGCATGGCGCGGAGCATGAACTTGAGCACCTTCTGCACGGTGTCAACGGTGCCATAAGCGGAGTCCGTTAGCACCACGTCATTGACTTCGCCATCGGCACTGGCCAGCTTCACGAAACCGTCATTGCACCCTTCAAAGGTGCCGGCCGATTGCGCGGAGTCGCCGTTCCAGGCAAGGTCATTGTTATCATTGCCGAAGCCCTGCGCGAGATTCTTTGCGATATGGGCCTCGATGCCACGGCGCTCGATGTTATCTTCCATGAAGGTCAAGGTAATATCCTCGGCCCAAATGATTTCGACGTTGGTAATCGTGCGCCGCTTGGTGGTGACGGCATTGGCAACGGTTGGTGCCGTCGCTTCAGTCGCCTTGCGGATTTTCCGGCTGGCCACGCGGAGTTCATCCGTATTGCCATCCGGTCCGTTCATGCGACGTGTCTGAATTCGGGACAGCGTGACTTGCTGCTCGATCATAAAGTCCATGAACTGATCCGCCAGTTCTGCCGACAACTTGCCGCCAGTAGCGAACAAGCCGGTATCAATGGCACGCGTTGACGCTTGCGCAGACAAAGGCAACGTGCGCAAGATTTCTTTCAGCTGCTCCACGTCCTTGATGAAGCAACCTTTGAACTCCGGGCCATTGTACCCCTTGCCCTTGCCGGTGCCGATGCCCTGTTCCGCCAGGACGCCAGCCACTTGCAGCTTGCGGATTTCCTCCGCCAGTTTTTCTTCCCAGCCCTTGAGCTGCTTTTCGAGCTCAATGACCTTTTCGGCCGTGGGCTTGGTATCGTTTAGGGCCTCCGCACGCAGCGCCGTCAACAGTTCGGCACGGCTTTCGTTGACCTTGGTTAGTACATCGTTCTTCAGACCATCGAGTTCGCCGCGAACGGCTGCACCAATGGCGTCAAGGATTTCTTTATCCATTTGTCAGTCCCTTTTGCACAGCGGACCTAATAGCGTCCGCCTGCTTACTTGTGGTGATAGCCTTACGCACGGCTGCCGTAATAGCTGCGTTGTCTGCGCCCGTGTCCGGGCGGAGCTGCTTATTAAGGATAGCCTCCTGCGCAATAATCAAGGCGCGGACCTGTTGCATGGCGCTAAGCCGTGCATCAGGTTTAATCTCCGCCCCGTGATCCGTAGCAACCACGTAGGGGGCGGTATCGCCCACGCGGTTATACACGCGGACAGTCAAGACCATGCGGCCTTCTGTGTCCTGTTCTTCATCTTCAGCCTGCTTAGCAAGCTGCAATAAGATTTCATCCAGCAAGTCCTTGGCCTGCCGCAACCGGGCCTCGTTAGCCGATGACAGCACCCTACCTATGCGTATCATGGCCTCCGCTATGTCCGTAGCCCCTGCAATAGCGTCATTGCCCATGTGGCGCACAAGTGCAGCGACCTCAGCTTGAGCAGGGGCGGGTTCCGGCTCCGTGGTGCGCGGACTTGCAAACTTGAGCATGGCCCTTGCCGTGGCAACCGCGTCACGGTTGCTAGGGATAGGCACCAAGGACACCTCAAGCAGTTCAACCTCATCATGTATTTCGGTCTCTTCATCACCCATCGTTTCCGTATGGGACTTTTTGGGGATAAAGCCGATACTGACCGTGTTAAGGAACCCGGCCTTGACCAGCTTAAACGCGGTCTCGGCACGCGGGTTAACATCGTCCTTGGCGAACTCCACGTCAATGTCAAACGAGGACTCGGACTTGCGCGTAGCGACAACGCGCCCGATTACGTTTTCGATTGACGGCCCGCCGCCAAAGAAACTGCCGTAGCCATCGTGCGCCCAAAGGAAAATGGGGTTTTTGTCATAGTGCGTTGTATCAATGCCCAACGGCATGACGCGGCTGCCGTGCCGGTCTTTGCTGGCGGTGCTTGCGCGAAAACTGACAACGCGCTCCCGGTCAGTCAAAAACCGCACCTCGCACGGCACAAACTGCGCAGCCCGTGTAGCCACGTCACGCGTGCCGTACATCATGGCCGCCCGCTTGCGGTCATTGAACAAGGCGTACATGTGATCAAGCGTGGTGCGGTCCATATCAATTCTCCTCGTCTACAGTATCGTAAGCGACGGTGCACCGGCACCGGATAACCTCTTCTGCTGGCCCGGACGGGTCCGCAGGCTGTTGTAGGTAAGCCGCCCCAACCTTAAACGGTTGGTTACGTGGCACGGTTTGCCCGTCCGCGTCAACATGCGTAGGCCGCGTGCGGTCATCGGCAGTAGCTACCCACGTCTTGACAATGGACATACCAAGACGCTGCTCGATTTCCTTAGCGTGCGCCTCTTTGCCAAAGCTAACCGCCGCCGCCGTCTCAGTGCGCGCAATGGTCTCCGCCCTCACGCCCTTAAAATCGTCATAAAGCGCCCTGATGCTGTCCGCGATTTTGTCAACGCCAAGCCCCTCCTGTACGCCAGTAGCCACCACGCCTTGCACAGACTCACGTGTGAAATCCTGTACGCCCACGATCTTTTGGCCCGCCTGCCGTTCCGCCCATATATGCGCGCTAGGTTCATACAGCGTAAAGTCAATCGTGTTATTGATCTCCTCCGCCAGCAACAACCAACCCGCCTCAAGCGCCTTAAAGGATTGCGTGCTCATGGCCGCTTCAAAGTCAGGCTTAAACCTGCGCAATACATCATCGGTCCAATCCCGCAAGACCACAACCCCGGCCCGCTGCTCACTGGCCTGCGCCTTATACGCAGCCACCATTGCCCTTTGTTCGCGGCTAAACAGTGATCGTAACGCGGACTTGTAAGCACTTTCCTCATCGCCTTGCGCACGCAAGAAACCGGTCTCGGCCAACTTGCGCTTTAGTTGGGTCACGCGTTTCTTGGCCATGATCATAGCCACGCTGCCCATGATCCTTTCCGCAGGTGATGGGGGCTCCGGCGTTTCAGTACCGTCACCCCCATCATCGCCAGCGGCTGCCTCACCGGCACCCTGCTCGGCAGGCGCATTGGCTTTCTGGCGGGCGATCCGTCCAGCCTCTACGACCTCTGCCAAGTCCTTGACCACGGTTACACCTATAGGCAGGAAGTAGACATTGCCAGCGTCACCCTCGATTGGGTCCATATCCTGCGCCGCCCGGTATTCGTCCATTGTGATAGCGCCCGCTTGAAACATGCGTGTCGAACGGTCCAGGTTAAAGCTTTCATCCTCATCCACAGGACTATCAAATTCAAAATAGATGGTCCTGTCAGTCAACAGCCGGGGCAGCACAAACAAGTTGATCGCTTCCTGTATGCGCAACAGGCGCGGGAAGATGGCGTTTTCCTTGTACGTATTGTCATTGGCATCCGCATTGGCCCGGTTAACATCGGTCACTAGGCCAAGCTTGGACGCGGGCACCTTGTAAATACCTAGAATCTGATCCTGCGTTAGCTTGGCAAGGTTCAAGAACTCCAGGTCTTTCATGCTAATGCCAAGCTGCTGATACTTGGCACCCTTGCCAAGCACTGCCGTCTCCCCCGGCTTGGTATAGCGTTCCCGCCAACGCTCCCGTATGGCGTCCGCCTGCTCCGTCGTAAGCTCTTGCTCAACCGTCAAGATGCCTTCCGGCGTAGCCTTGTTTTCCATAAGCGCCGCACCATAGGCGCGGGCGTGCAAGTCAAGGCTATAGGACAACGCAAAGGCTTCAACAGGACTGGCCCCGCAAAATGGCTCCATCGGGTGCGGATACTTTAGGAACACAACATCGGCAGCCGGTATGGTGACCGGACTACGCCCCGGCACCTGGATACGCCAGCTAAGCAACTGCGTACCAGCATCATTGAAAATAGGTTCCTGTATCCAGTGCGGATACAACACTTGCATACCAATTGGCTTGCCGCCGCCCTGACCCGCCGTGATGATATGCCAGTAGGCTTCGCCCGTCATGTCCAAGTGGATTTGTGTTAGTTCGGCAAAGTCACCCCACGATTGATTGGCATTGGGCCGCAGCAAAATAGGCGGCACCTTGCTTTCATCAAGCATTTCCCAATCATCCGGCCCCTTGCCACTGCGCCGCCACAACACCCATGGGTTAGCCCGCACATCCGCACTAAGCGCAGTGACAGCGGCATAGACCCAACCGGTATAGGACGAAAGCATCTCAGTCTTGGTAGTTATCGGCTTGGTCTTTACGTTCAGCTGCGAGATGCTAAACCAAGCCGCCATGTACCGGGGCCAAGAGACTTGGACGCCACGGCCAACAGCCTTGAATGTGTTAATCACGTCGCGCAATGTCATGGCTAGAACACCTGT